CACAAAGCAGGGCCCGGCCTTGAATGACGTGTCGGGCGCGGCGGTGAGGGTGAGAGTGCCGGCGGTGTGGCTCACGGAGTCGATGTATTCCTCCTCGTAAACCTTATTGACCGGATCCACCAGCCTGACCTTGTCGCCAGCCTCAAAGTCAACGGTTTCATCAACGGACAGAACCGTCGTGCTGGTGCCGGTGACATTGGCGGTGAGCCATGCGCGAACCTGATACTGCTCATCGTAGACGACAAGCTCGCCGATGTTCAGCAGGCTCTGGAGAACCTCTTTGGGCCTGGTCAGGAGGTCTCCGTTGCCGTGCTTGGATTTTTCCAGAAGGGCCAGGAGGTTTTCATCGAACATCATCAGCTTCAGAACCTCTGTCGTCACAATGGCCTTGCTCAACTCGCCGCCATTGGCGTTCTGGAGCATCAGCTTTGCGTTGAAAATGTCCTCGACGATGTTCGCATTCTCTCCAGACGACCACTTTCGGTCGGATGCGAGGGCATAGGAGTGCTCGGTCGGGATTCCGTAATCCACGGAAACCTGGATGCCACCCTTCAGGTAGTAGTCGAAGCCACCTTTGGTTATTGCCCGGGAAACCATCCACTCCTTCCGGCGCATCTCACGATTTTTGAGCTGAACGGTTTCCCGCGCCACCCTTCTTTCCGCCGTTTCATAGGTTTCACGAGTTCCGGGCTCACGCAGGTTGTTCAGGAAATCCTCATCGAAGAAGAATTTTTCCTTCCAGTAGGCCGCTTTCGCGGAGTTTTCTCCCACTCCCTGGGGCGCCATGACTTCAGCCTTTTGCCCCGGAGCAGCGAAGGGGGTCATTCCGCGGTTGCCGATCCTTGACTCCCACTTGATGGTGTCGGAATCGGCTTTCTGCGTTCCGAATAAATTTGAAAAATACAGTTCCGGCGGTGCAGTGAATCTCTCAATCAGCTTTTGAAGCCGCTGGAGTCTCAGGGCCGGAATGTCAGCGGGTCTGCCTGCCATATCATTCCTCCTTTGGCAGCAATGTTATTTGACGATCAGGAACCGGCCATCGGTGACCGTACCGAGATCAGTCGCAACATCACTGTTATAGTTTCGCACCATCGCAACATACAGCATGGCGTTGCTCAGAAGCATCACGCCCATGCCGCCCTTTGATCCCACACCTGTTCCGGTGTCCACACCACCGACCAGAATCCCGGCAGCTTTTGTGAAAGGCGTTGCCGTGGTTGTCTGGATGTAGACCCACGCGCCCCTGGCAACGGTATAATTCGTTGTTACGGTGTTTGTCACAACGATAACAGCCTTGTGGGGGTACGTGGTGCGGTCGATCGAAACAATCGCCCCGAGGTCCTTCGCGCTGGTACCTGCGCTGGCATAGTTGGTGTTGTCGGCAATTGCCAGGTGGTCACCGACAGCAAATTTGTAGCTGTCCTCCATGGTCACAACGATATTTTCATCCGCCGCCCCGTCCTCCAAGAGGTAAGCGGCGCCGAACGCTTCGGCATCACCAAGGATCGGGCGCTCCTTGACATACGGAACATACAATTCGGCCCGTCCCCCCGCCGCCTCGCTCACAGCGGCGATAACCGTCCCCATCGGAACGATGCCGTAGCCGGCGGGCAGCGAAATTGCCTTCGTCATCGCCCTGTCATACTCGGAGTAAAACAGGCGCCGGAGGTCTTGCTGCATCCCATAATCAACATAGGGAGTGTCTCCCAGGAATGTGTCGTTCATGTTTCCTCCATCTTTGGTTTCATCTCTGGAGTTGTTGTCGGAAAAAAATGCGCCTGGTTATTATTACTGGACGTAGCTCAACATCCGATTTACCGCGTCATCGTCTTCCCTATCCATGGCCGAATGGCTTTCACCGGTATCCGAGGACCTTGAGAACCCGGACCCACCCATAACGGTCGGACCGAGCTGCTCCGCCCAGTCAGCCACTTCATCGCTGACGGCTTTGGAGAACTTCTTGTTGTCCAGGGCACCATCATTCATGAACTGGTCCGGTTGGACAATGGCCATGATTTTCGGCGCCAGGTTTCTGCCAAGCCCCGCACTGGACAGGGCGTTCTCAACGATCGTGGTGGCGGACTCCTTCGCAAGCTGTTGCTCACGAATGATTTGTGCCTTCTCCATCTTTGCCATCTTGGACTGAAGATCTCGGATGGTTCTCTTCATCTGGGCACTTTCTTCCGTGTTGTCGCCCTGGACCTCACCTTTGAGTTCCGGGTACGCAGACAGGATTTCCTGAAGCAGGCTCTTGGCTTCATCCAGCGTCCACTTCTTGTTGTCATCGCCAGCGGCATCGGGGTCATCCCCTTCGCCATCTGCCATACCGGAAGAATCGGGTTCGGTCTTGCCGCCTTCAATCTCGGCAACAACCTCCGCCTTCACTTCTTCCTTTACCTCTTGCTTTACTTCCGCCACGATTTCAGGCTTGATCTGCTCTTTCACGGCATCTACCACCGCCGGATCGCTGATCGCCTCCTGAAATGTCATGGTCTTGTCGCCGCTTTTCTTACCGGCCATGTTTCCCTCCACAACTTCATAGTTGATATCAATTTCCTCGTTACCATTCTTCCCCATTACAGAGCTGTGCGAGCTGGAATCCCACCCAAACACGCACACCGAAGCCTCTTGGAACTTGCAGCTTCTCCATATTGTCGCCGGGCCGGGCAGCTCATACCCATTGACCTCGGCGGTTTCCCCGGGTGGTACTTCTTCAACCTGCTTTGGGATTGCATATATCGACGCTTGAAAGGGGAACCCTTCAGCGGATTGTTTCTTGAATGTGGTGGCCTCGTCCGTGTCGAGAAAAACGGTTGTGTCGGGGTCAATTCTGAGGCCGGATTCATCTATCATTGGAATTCCGGTGTGGGCTATACGGGCATCTGTCCAGTGATCTTGCAGGATCGGGTATCTGTCTCGCTCGAACATGATCCCATCCAAGTCAATTGACAAATTTCCCCACCAGAAATGATTCTGAATGACCCCGCCGGAGTATGCGACCATGTTGAGACGTTCTGTTTTTATACCATCAGATTCATCTACCAGGAACTTTGCGGCTGAATCTGGAAACGACAGCGCCAGCGCTTTCTTTGGTATCTTTTTCCCGCTCATTTTGCCTCCTGTGCCCACATAATATCCTTTTTGCCTCTTAATCACCAGTTAAGTCAACTATTTTTATTTTTTGCCTTATTATCGGGGCCGTCTATCTCTTCGCTGCCACCAAGGATCTCCTCCACGCTCGAAACAAGCGTTTCGCTCATCCACTCATCTTCCCGTTCCTGCCTTGACAGGGCATCAGCAAGGACTTTTTCATCCAGAAGCCCCTTCTCGACCAGGATTTCACCAAGCATATGCCGGTTTGCTCTGCCGCCGGCTCTCTTTTTCGCAGATCGCTCGACCTTTCTCAGGCGGTGCTCCAGATAACGGATGAGTTGGTCTGTCCTACTCCGTGGAAAGGTGAACGTGTCGTCTTTATCACTGCCTGCCGGGGGGCAGTCCAGGCCGGTTGTCAGCGCCATCTTGCTGTCGAGTGCGTGCAGGATCTCAAGGAGCTCCGTTTTCGCCTCTGCGATATCGGTAAACTGCCCGTTGATCTTTTCAATGTGTGTGTCCAGGTTTGTATCCAGGGCATCCACCACCTGGTTGAATTGATCTACCATCGGAATGATGGTGTCGCGGACCAATGCCAGGGTCTCATTGAAGAGATTCAGCGCCATCCTGACCCGGAATATCGTCAAAAACGCAACAGTGAGGCAAACGCACGAAATAAAAACCAGACCCCATAGCAGAGCTGCCATCACATGGTTACTGAAAGCGAATACGTCCGTAGTCATTTGGGGCACCCTTTTCTGTATTTGATATCTATCCGCTGCTGATCGCTCCCGCCATATCGTTCCCTCACGAAACTGACGGTTGCCTGCCCCGGGACCTCAAACTCAAACCCCTTGACGTATAGGCCATTGTCGATGTTGACACCGGTGACGCACTCCAGATAGTTCGTTCTGCTCTGAACAGGCATTGATATGGCGAACATCTCCACCACCCCCTGGATGTTTGCCATGAAAAAGAACATGGACGAAACCACAATGCCGATCAGTCCGGCCGGGATGGCCACCCACCGGTTGAACAATGCCGGAATCGTGACCCGGATTTTGGCATCAATCCCCCGAAAAAACATCATCGAACGTCGCGCCGATGATGTTTGTGGCGCCGAGCTGCGTGACGCGTTTCAAATTAATTGCCGTCCGCTGCGCCGGCTCCTTGGCCGCATGGGTGAACACGCCTGTAAAAAAATACCTGATCATCATTCTCGCCACCTCGGAGCCCATGGCAAAAAAGTCCGGGCCCACGCTTATGGCCATCCCGCCGCGGACCATGATCGAGTTGCTGGCCAGTTCTATATGCTTGCGGTTGTACTGGCGGATATGAAAGGGCTGCTGACGTCAGAAGAGAAAAGAAAGCTAAT